GCGCGACAGGCTTTACGGCGAGGTCGTGCTTTTCGAGGAGCGTCGCCAGGAGGCCGACCTGCCACGGGTCCGAGCCGATCCGCACGATCCGGTAGGCCTCCGACATGGCGACGATCTCGCGGGCCACGGCTTCGTGATCGAGCCGCGCCCCTTGCGTCGGGATCAGCCATCCTTCGCGGACCCAGGTCGAATACGGAATATTGTCCTTGCGCTCGCGCTCCGCGATCGTTTCCTCCGGGCACCAGTAGCGCATCTCGCAATCCCAGGATCCGTCCTCGGCCTTGAACAGGAACGCGGCGGCCGTCATGTCGAGGTGGCTGGCGATGTCGATCCCGACGACGCACGCGCGGCCCTCGAGCGGCTCGGGCGGCTCCTTTCGGCAGTCGGCGAACGCGGATCCGTGGAACCAGCGGTTATCGGCAGCCTGCCAGACGTTTAGGGAATACCTGAGCCATTTCGATCTCTTTCGTGGATCAGTGAGCGAGTCCTTCCAGTCGTCCCGAAACTCGTCTTCCGGGAACGCGATCCCCATCGACGGATTAGCCTTCCGCCAGGTGGCTGGGTCGTCGAAGTCGTCGGCCTCCGGGTCGGCCGCGTAGATCAGCCCGTAGAAGGTGGGATTCGCGGACGGGTCGTCGATCACCAGCTCGCAGTCCCGCCACCACTGCCAGCCGACGCCGTTCCGCGAGTCGCCGGCAGTGGAGATCGAAATCACCAATCCGTTAGCGGTTCCGCGCGTGGCGTAGATCAATGCGTCGACCAGGTCCGGAGTCTTAAAGCTATGGATTTCGTCCAGGATCACCGATCCGTTTAGGCCTTCGTTCCGCCAGGAGTCGGAGGAGAGGCAGCGGATTTCCTTGCCGGTCTCGCGGTTGCGAATGATTGACCGCGAGTCGACGATCTCCAGCATCCGCGAGAGTTTCGGCGAGGCCTCCACGCTCTGCCGCACCATTCGATACATCGTCCGCGCCTGTAGGCGGTCATTCGCCGCGAGGAACACGTCCTGCGCTGGAGCGTGGCAGGTGATCAGATATTGAGCCAACTGGCTCATTAGGGAACTCTTCCTATTTTTCTTAGGAACGAAAATCCCGGCCCGGCGAAATCGGAGCCGGCCGTCGGCGCGACGCCAGCCGAATAGCGGCAGGAGGACGCGCTCGCGCTGCCACTCGATCAACTCGACCGGCAGCGGAGCGCCGCCGCTTTCGTCCGGGTGACGGCAGAGCTTCTCTATAAAGTCGATAACGTCCCGAGCCTTCTCGGGCTGCCACTTGTATCCGGCGACGTACTCCGGGCGACTACGCCCCGCGGATCCGGAGTTTCGCGAGGAGGGCGTCCTCGGCGTCGACTTCTTCCGTTTCGCCATCTGTCAGAGGCTCCGGGATCCTGGCGGCGGCCGCGGCCGTGAGTCCGAACTCCCTCGCCAGCATGACGTAGTCCCGGCGCGAGTCACGAAGCAATCGAGCGACCGGCGACGCGGCTTGCCCTTTGTCGGTCGCCGTGATCCACCCCTCGGCGGCGAGCTGCTCGGCGAGCTGCTCGGAATCCGCGAACAGGTGGCATAGGAGGCCGAACGTCTCGGCCCTGTCGGCGGTCAGCCGTCCGTCGGCCTCGAGGTCGTCTGCGTGATCGGACCAGAACCGCGCGGCAGCCGGACGCGCGGCGACGGAGGCCGGCTGGCGGAGCCCGGCCGACTTTCGCGGCGCTGCCTGCCGCGTCGGCACGGCGGCGGCGCCGATCTGTTTGGCTCGGGCGATCGCGGCCTGGCTGCGCTTGCTGTTCGGATCCGGATGGCGGCCTCGGCGTCCCATGGGTCGACCTCACTTTGGCGAAAGGTGGTCAGAAATACGTTTACAGGGCTCGTGGGGTCTCGGTCCCCGTTCCGGATCGCCGGCGGACCCCACCCCCTCGGCGAGTTTGTCCTCTAGGAGCCTCCGCACGCGTTCCGGTCGGGCCTGTGCGGCCCGATCGCGGAGCGTCTGTGCGTCGGCCTCCATCTCGTACGTCGCGGCTCCCAGGCGTCGGTAGGTGGCCCAGTCGCGGTCCTCCGGGTACGCGTGGATCAGCCAGACGTCGAAGCCGCCGCTGGCCCTGCTGCGGCGAATCGCCTCGTCGATCGCGGCGGCCCGCGCGACGATCGCGACCTGGGCGACGTGCTGTGGGTAGTCGTGGTCTGGCGTGTCCTCGGTCGTCAGCGCTGCGGCGATCACGTCCAGGTCGATCACGACGTCGCCTCGTCGCGCGTGCTCGCGGACGAATGTCGACTTCCCAGAGCAGACGTGGCCGGTCACGACATGGATCACAGAACACCTCGTCGCCGCTGCTCTTCTCGCGTCTTTGCTCCATGGTCCGACTCACACAGGACCTGTAGATTCTCGTCGTCGTCGGTCCCGCCTTCCTCGAGCGGCCGAATGTGGTCGACGTGAGCGGCTCGGCCGTAGACGACGCGACCGCACTTGCGGCAGCGGTACGCGTCGCGGACCAGGATCCGCACGCGTCGGGCCTTCCAGTCGGACGTCCGGTAGTGGGCGACTTCCTTCGTGGGCTCGGAAGCCGCGAGCCGTCGCGGCTTGTACGGTTCGAGACGTTTCGGCATGGATTGTCTAGAGCGTTTCGCCGCCTGCGGGCGGCAGGAGCGCGACCGCATCGGCCCATGGGATCACGTCGACATGGTCCATCATTTCCGTCGTGACATACTGCCAGGCGCCAGACAGGATTCCGCCCTCCCCGATCTCGCTGAGGACGTCGCCGCACAGCATCCAGCGACCATCGACGAGTTGTACGCCGGCCGGAACGTGTCGCGGGTCGCCGTGCTCAGACTGAACGCCGTATAGCGCGACCGCCACGTCGTGAGGATAAACGAGAGCGAGAGCGCGAGCCTCCTCGTACGGGATCGGCAGTAACGACGACATTTCGGCGAGTGTCATGAGGTGCGCCCCAATGTCGCATTGAACGTCGAAAGGGCTGAATGGAACGCGGCGACCTGTGCCGCCGTCATGGCGAGGCCGATCGAGTAATGTCGCAAAGCCATGCCGGGTTGATCAGAACCAGGTGTTCCTGAGTTATTGTTCCTAAACACGAAAAAAGAATACGGATTTGAAGCTATGCCGGATGTGGCTGTCGTGCTGGTGACTTCTAGCGTTCCATTTCGGTACAACTCATGAGCGACCGTGGCCGTTCGTTGATTCAGAAGAAACGTCGAGGGCCTTGCGCCTTGAACTCCGGTCGTCGCGGCAACGGTTGTCACTTTCCCAGCACGCCCTGTTTCGTAGGCCAGCGCGGCAGTGCGAATACTTGTTTGTAAGCCGTATCGATCTGCTGTCCCATTGAACGACCCAAGCAAAAAAGGGTCTGTTCCGACCGCAGGTATAGGCCCGTGCCACGCGGAGAAGTGCATCCCCTCCCACTGCGCCGCGGTTACCGCTGACGTAGCAAATCCCGTGTCGAGGTATTTCGCGGTCGTCTGCCCAACCGACAGCCCAACCGACTCCGAGTAATCGCCAGAAACGAAAGGCCCGATATTCGTCTCCGCGGCGTTTCCATACTGCGCACCCGTCAGGCTTTGCCCGCGGTACAGCGGAACGAGGCAGGCGTTTAGGCCCGTACCCGCGAACACGTTGAACCGCAGGAACCGCGAGCGGATGCCAGCCGCGTCGATCGCGTTGCATAGCCGGGAACACGCGGCCAGCGTCTGGGCCGACACACTGCCGCCGTTCGTGACGACCCTGGCGGCCCAGTCGGCCGCCTCCGCATGGATTGGCGACAGCCGGAGCGCAGAGACGCGGCGAATATTTGAGGCGTTGGATACGCTCACGTCAGCTCCGAGCCGAACAGCGCGAACGAGAGCGAGGCCGACGACGCGTAGACCGTCACGACGTCCGTCGTGGCGAGCGTGATCCCCAGCGTGAGAAATGCCGAGTCGTTCGCGGTCAGCGTCGAGTCGTAGACGATGTAATGAGTCGCCGCGAGTGTCGCCCCGGCGGGCCGGACGGCCACGCGGAACGTCGCCGACGATGCGCCCTGGTTGCAGACGGACAGGGTCGAGGCGACCGCCGACGTGGCAGACGGGACCGTGTAGAGCGTCGCCGCAGTGGTGGCGGACGGATTCGACTGCCCGAGCACCTTGTAGGCGGACGGCATTTACAGGCCCCCTGTAAGGAATGGATGGATAAACGACTCCGTCGACTGCCTGGCGTTCGTCGACAGTCGAGAGTCTGACAGCGTCCCGCTGGTGA